GAGGTTGAAAAATATCTTGCCAAGATTCTTGAAGAATTTGGTTATGACCCAAGCATATTTGCTGCCCCTGTTGAAGCTGAAGGCGCTTGGCTTTTGGCTTACGGTAGCGTTGAAGCCTACAAAGAAATTTCCGAAGGCACCTTTACTTATGACCCAAGCATCACAGCAGGTTCAGATGCCGCTTCAATTGGTTGGATTTCAGCATCAGGAGCTTTATCTGCTTATGTAGCAGCAGCAGCCGATGCCAATTCAATAGTTATCAAACCGCCTGTCATTCCACAATTGCCAGTTATTCCACCTGAATTGTTGCCTATAATCCCACCGCTAGGTGGCGATAATGACCCTGTCTTTGTGCCACCACGCGGAACCGTTCTCCCATTAGCAACAGGCGGCATTGTAACTTCACCAACTCTTTCTCTAATTGGTGAGGCTGGCCCTGAAGCGGTAATCCCACTTTCAAAAATGGATTCAATGGGTGGTCAAAACATCACGATAAATGTTGGCGGCAGCGTTATCAGCGAAGGCGATTTGGTTGCCGTAATTCGCAACCAACTTCTTGCATTGCAACAATCAGGTTCAACAATTACTAGAACAAATTTGAGTATCTAATGCCAGGCACTCCACATTTAGGCGTTTCAATTGACTTCGCAAGTGGGCCTTCATTCGGTAACCCACTTATTTTGGATGATATTTCAACACCTCTTGGAACAGGCGTTTTAGCTGATACCGTTTCAGATGTTGTTGATATTTCTGACATCACCCTTCAGGTTTCAGTTCGGCGTGGCCGAAACCGTATCTTGGACAAATTCGAAGCGGGTTCAGCAACCGTTGTTCTTGAGGATTCAACAGGCGCGTGGAATCCAAGCAATACGGCATCTCCCTATTACGGCAAATTGGTTCCATTGCGTAAAATCCGCATTTGGGCAGATTATGATAATGGCAGCGGAAGTCAAAGATATTATTTATTTAGTGGTTACATAACAAGCTATGACACAACATTTGCCGTTGGCGTTGATGGAGTTTCAAAAGTAGCTCTAAAGTGCATTGACGGATTCCGCTTGCTAAATAACACCGCAATTTCAACCGTGCCAGGTACTTCGGCGGGTCAATTATCAGGTGCGCGAATAAATAACCTGTTGGATGTCGCATCTTGGCCTTCATCCCTGAGGGCAATTGATGCGGGTTCATCCACGCTTCAGGCTGATTCAGGCGCAGATAGAGATTTGCTAACTGCAATTCAATTATGCGAAGTTTCTGATTTTGGTGGATTTTTTGTAAACACCCAAGGTGCCGCAACATTTTATTCAAGAGATACCATCAGCAAGAAAGCCGACACAACACCCACCGTTTATTCAGATGACGGAACAGGCATTTCTTACCAAGGAATTGACTTCGCCTTTGATGATACTTTGCTTGTTAATGATGTTTTCGTTAGCAGGGCAAATGGTGGAACCGCTAATGTTTTTGATCAAACCTCAATTGACACCTACTTTATCCACTCAGGTAAGCGCGAAAACATTTTAGTTCAAACCGATGCTGAGGCACTAGATCAAGCAACAATGATTTTGCAAGCTAGAAAAGATGCCATTTTGCGCATTGATTCAATGACATTAAACTTGTTTGATGCGAGCCAACCAACTAGAATCACAGCAGGATTATCATCAGAAATTTTTGACTTAGTAAACATAACAAAATCAGTACCGGGCGGCTCAACGGTTACCCGCGAGTTATTTATTCAGGGCATCCAAACAGATGCAACACCGCGAAGTTGGAACACTACGCTTTTGACTAGCGAACCTATCATCCAAGCGTTTATTTTAGACAGCACAACCGATCAAGGAAAACTTGGCTCAGGCATCCTGAGCTATTAACAAGGAGATAACAATGGCAGGTGCGGGTTACAAGTTATTTAATACCGGAGATGTTTTGACGGCTGCTCAAGTAAATACTTACTTGCAACAGCAGGTTATTATGGTGTTTGCTGATTCATCAGCTCGCACAACTGCCCTTTCGGGTGTTCTTGCTGAAGGAATGTTCTCTTACCTAACAGGCACAAACGCGTTCCAATACTACGATGGCGCAGCGTGGGCAGATGTTTCAAACCCTGGCGATATTACAGGTGTGACAGCGGGAACAGGTTTATCAGGTGGCGGGTCAAGTGGCGCGGTCACTCTTTCAATTGACACCGCGACAACTGCCGATTTGACAACTGCCCAAACCCTTACAAATAAGACTTTAACTGCGCCAATTCTTAATGATGCAACAGCAAATTATTCAACATTGAAAGCCCCAACCGAAACCGCAAATGTTATTGCATCGGCAGCAACAGGCACAATCAACATTGATGTTGAAACTTCAACGGTTTGGTATTACACAACCAACGCAACTGCAAATCACACCTTGAATTTTCGCTATAACTCAGGAACAACGCTTTCAAGCAAGTTATCAGTTGGCGAAGTAATTACAATCATTTGGATAACTCCAAACGGTGCAACCCCATATTATCCAAATGTGATTCAAATTGATGGTTCAACCGTGACTCCAAAGCTACAAGGTGGAACTGCAATTTCAGGTGGAAATGCCTCAGCAACAGACATTTATTCATTCACAATTATCAAGACAGCAGCAACACCAACTTATTTGGTTTTGGAATCACAAACTAAGTTTGCATAAGGAGTTTTGATGTCACCAATTTTAGGTTCACGCACAATTACCCCACGCGCTTATGGCTTCGGGGGAGTATCAATAGACCCTAATTTCACCGTTGAATACTTAGTTGTTGCAGGTGGTGGCGGTACAAGGCGAGGCAGTTCAACACCAGGAGCAGCAGGCGCGGGCGGCGGTGGTATGCGCACAGCTTCAGGTTTTGCAGTTGTTGCAGGCACAAACTACACCGCAACCGTTGGTGGCGGTGGAACTAGCGGCGTTTATAGTGCAGGCCAAGGCAACAGTTCGGTATTTTCAACCATTACTTCAGCAGGTGGCGGCTTCGGCGGCGGTGGTGGTTCAGGTGGTGCAGGTGGTGCAGGTGGTGGTGGTGGTCAAGCCACTAACTATGTTGGCGGTGCTGGAAATACACCTTCAGTTTCTCCTTCGCAAGGTGCAAGTGGTGGCGCTGACCCTGCAAGAGGTCAAGCCTGCGGCGGCGGTGGTGGCGGCGGCGCTAGTGGTGCAACAGGCGGAAACTCCCCTTCAACTTCAATTGGCGGCAATGGTGGTAATGGCACTCAATCAAGTATCACAGGAACATCAACATATTATGCAGGTGGTGGTGGCGCGGGTAGTCGTTCAGGTTATAACGGTGGCACCGGCGGTTCAGGTGGCGGTGGTCAAACACTAGGTTCAAATAACCTTGGCGTGGCTGGCACTGCAAACACAGGCGGTGGAGCAAGTGGCGGTGGCGGTGGTCAAGGCGCTGGTGCAGCAGGCGGTTCAGGTGTTGTGATTCTAAAATATCCTGACAATAGAACCATCACAATCGGTGCAGGCTTGACAGGCACAACCGCTGCGCCTTCAGGTGGATTCAAGGTCACTACAATTACAGCAGGCACGGGAAATGTGAGTTGGTAAAAATGGCATATTATGCTTTTTTAGATGAAAACAACATTGTTACCGAAGTGATTAAGGGCATTGATGAAACAGAGCTAATTGAAGGGCTAAGCCCTGAAATTTGGTACGGTAATTTTAGAAATCAAACCTGCAAGCGCACTTCATTCAATTCAAACATTCGTGGCAAATTTGCTGGCATTGGTGATACATACAATGCTGATGAAGATGCTTTTATTGCTCCTAAACCTTACCCTTCTTGGGTGCGGTTTGGTTATGATTGGGTTGCCCCAATCCCTCACCCTGAAGGTGCATTTCGCAAATGGAATGAAGCAACACTATCTTGGGATGAAATCTAAAGCATTTCCATATTTAGCCATAGAATGATCTGACAAAACCAATTCAGGTTTTGTTTTACTAGCTTTGATTGAAGTTTCAATTTTGTGTAAATCTTTGACTCCAAAAATTTTGGCATCATCGTGTTTATCTAATTGCTTAATTTTACTAAAATTGTGCTTGAAATCGTAAATATCCAAGAATTGATAAATGCCGCTTAAACAGGCTTGAGGATCAGCAATCAAATCGTCATACCAAACCAAATGGCAGATTTCAGGTTTATTTACTAAAGTGGCAATTGCAAGCAATGCGTGATCAATTTCTCCTTGATTGCGCATCAAATAATCACATCTTGTTTCATTTTTGCTTCGATAATACTTTCCAAAAAAATCTTGACTTATGATTTCTTTATCTAAGAAATTATCAGGGTTTTTCTCAGCTAATCTGATGAATGATGATAAAACCTCAAGAATTGGTCGCAAAACAAGAATTGTTTTTGGGGTTCCATTCAATGTTGTGGCTATATTATGATTGCCAGGCGTTCCCCACGACCTGTTTTTGTCAATAATGACAGGTTTTTTAATGCCTGAATAGAAAAGATTTCCTAAAGAATCAATTGTGGTTTGATAACTTTCGTGCATTAAACCTGATTGCCAACTTTGCGAGTTGTAAATTTCATTTTGTAAATTGTAGTAAATGCCCAATAAGCCACTTTGCGGGCTTGCATAGATTTCAGGATGCTGATTCAAGATAGCCGTTAGAACGGTGCTACCTGAACGCGGCAAACCGCCCATAAAATAGAATGTCTTGTTTTCTAGTATTTTCCCCATAACCCCACGATACACAAAAAACAAGATAATCCCTAAAATAATGATACATTTGCCCAAATGTCTATTTTGGGGGTTAGATGATTATTCAAATTATAGGGTTGCCGGGCGCGGGCAAAACTGCACTTGCAACCGCATTAGCTGATCGCATCAATGCGATAGTTTTCAACGCTGATGAAGTGCGAGCTGATCTTAATTCAGATTTGGGCTTTGCGCCTGAGGATAGAATTGAGCAAGCAAGGCGAATGGGCGCATTAGCCCGCCTTGTTAGCAAGCAAGGGCAGATTGTAATTTCAGATTTTGTTTGCCCAACGGAAGAAACCCGTGTTGCCTTTGGGCAACCTGATGTGCTTATTTGGGTTGATCGAATCAAAGTTGGTAGATTTGAAGATACCAACAAAATGTGGGAAAACCCTCAAAATGCAGATTTAACAATTTCTGACGGTTTGACCATTGAAGAAGAAGTCAAACTTGTTATTGAGCAGTTTGGTTTGCACGATTGGAAAGCGCCAACAACTTTAATGCTTGGGCGTTACCAACCCTGGCACGAAGGGCATCAGGCACTATTGGAGAAAGCATATGAACGCACAGCACAGGTTGTTGTTGGTGTTAGGGATACTCACGGCACTAGCGAAAAAGACCCACTACCTTATCAAGAAGTTGCCAATCGGATCAGAGCCGAAGAACGGGCATCTTTTGTTGTAAAAGTTCCAAACATTACAAACATTGTTTATGGGCGTGATGTCGGATACAAAATTGAACAAATTGATTTGGGCGCTGATATTCACGCAATTTCAGCAACTCAGAAAAGAAAAGAACTTGGGCTTTGAAAGTAACTAAGGCGCGGTCATTTACCAAATCTCTAAGTTACAGAATTTTTGGAACACTTAGTTCTTTTGCGGTTGTTTTCGTGATTACAGGCGAAGGCACATTGTCAGCATTGATTGCTTTTTGGGAAACCGTTGTCAAAGTTGGAATTTACTATTGGCACGAACGAATTTGGAACAAAATTACTTGGGGCAGAAAATAACTATTCGGGGATAATCTAGGAGAATAATGCCAATTTCATCAGCTCAAATTACCGTGACCACCTCACCAACATTGTTAGTCGCAGGCGATGCTCAAGCTGAGCAAGTGAACCTTCACGCAAAGCACACAACTTATCTTGGCGGTGCCGATGTAACCGCATCAACAGGTTATCAAATGGATAATGGTGACAAGATAGTTCTCCAAAATCACGAATCACCTATTTATGGCATTACTTCATCAGGTTCAGGCACTATGCAGGTGTTGGTGATTACGAAATGACAGCTCAAGATTATCTAACAATGGCGGTGGCTATCTGCACCATTATCGGCGCATTTGCTACCGCAACCCGTTGGATGGTCAAGCATTATTTAAGCGAATTGAAGCCTAATTCGGGCAGCTCGCTTAAAGATTCAGTCGTTCGACTTGAACGCCAGGTTGAGGAAATTTACAAAATACTAATTACGGGGGCAGCAAATGAACCAAAGAAACCAAATCGTAGAAACAGCCAAAGCTGAACTAGGGCTGATTGAAGGCCCGAAAGAGAATCAAACCAAGTACCAAAAGACAAACCAACCTTGGTGCGGGGCTTTTGTTAATTGGGTGTTCAAAGAAGTAGGCGTGAAAATCCCTAATTGTGTTTCCACCTTGGCAGGGGCAACCGCCTTTAAGAAAAACAATGCTTGGCAAGATGCCGAGTCAGCTACCCCTGAAATTGGCGATTGCGTGTTCTTTGATTTCCCGCACGATGGAATTGACCGCATTTCACATATTGGGATTGTAACTAAGGTCAATCTTGATGGAACCGTCACCACAATCGAAGGCAACACCGCACCCGACAAAAAAGGCGATCAGCGCAATGGTGGTCAAGTTTGCGAAAAGGTGCGAGCATATAAGAAGAAGAATCGGGGCAAGTTAAAACCCTCTTTGCCGGTTCACATTGTAGGATTCGGCAAGCCAACCTTTAAGGAGTCATAATGAACAAGGTTCAATTTGAAGCAATTGTTAAAACATATTTGCGAGCTGCTGCGGCATCAATTATTGCCCTATATCTCGCAAGCCCTGATCAACCACTAAAGACTTACTTTGTTGCAGGATTAGCAGCCGTTGCTGGCCCTGTTCTAAAGGCGCTTGACCCAAAGGCATCAGAATTCGGCAAAGGTTCTAAGTAACCAATGCTTCGGGGGGATATTCTTCAAGAGGCTTCACGCCTCACGCACGGTGACCGTAACAAAAATTATGGTGACCCGCTAACAAATCATCAACGAATTGCGGCGCTTTGGTCGGTATATCTTGAAGCTGAGATTACTCCCGACCAAGCCGCGATTATGTTGGCATTGGTCAAGGTTGCTCGCCTGATTGAGTCACCCGATCATCTTGATAGCTT